GCTGGCGGCTTGCGGGTCGACTGCCGGTTCGGTCATCACACACGCTCCTGACAATAGAGTTCGAGATAGCGATGCCCGAGGCCGCGGTCGCGGATGTCGAGAATCTCCAGGTGCCGCACCTGGGCCACGTCGTCGAACTCGATGAACATCGCGGTCGTGATGTCCTGGCGATACCAGCACGTCACCACGTGGTCGATCCGATTCGTCACCTGGCCCGAGGCGAGCTGCTCGAGCAGCGGCCGCCCGATCGTCGGCTCGATCCCCGCGAAGATTTCGCACACCAGCGTCGGATCTCCGTCAGGGATGCCGCCATAGATGGGGTCGATCACCTGCGACGGGCGATACACGCGCACCCGCCACGAGAGCAGCGCGATCCGCACGCTGCCGGTCGGGTTGATGCGTTCCATTTACGCCACCCACACCAGCCGATGCGGCGCGATGCAATCCTCGAAGCCTTGCGGCGTCTCCGAAATCGCGGCCACCGCGCCGGTGATCGCCAGGTCGCGCCCGAGCGTGAGCATGTGCGCCACGAGCAGCGCGACGGCATGCACCAGCGTCGGGGCCTCCGCCTGGAGGGCCTCCACCGAGGGCCAGCCGGACACGATCCGCATCCGCGCGCCCGGACCGGGGGCCCACTCCGTGGCCTGGGGCAGCACGGCGGCCTGGAGCGGGCGCACGGCGCGGCCCAGCGTCGGCATCGGGGCGACGGGGTCCCACGCGACGATGTCTTCGATGCTTTGCAGCGGCGTCGATTGCGACGGCAGCGGCAACGGCATCGTCGGGTCGTAGGGACAGAAGTAGATGTCGCGGGTCTGCGTCAGCAGCGCCAGGCCCGTCTCCAGTTCGACCAGGTGGCGGGCCGCCGCGATCATGTCGGGCACCAGGGCCTCGCGCGGGTCCGTCGCGGGCCAGTCGAGCCCGGCGCGCAGCTTCGCTTGCGCCACGGTGATCGGTTCCTCGACCGGCGGCGTGACCAGCACCGAGTAGCAGCTCAAGGGCTGCCGCCACGGCGCGACGAGAACGGCGGCGGGGCTCATGGCGTTTTCTTTCGCCGATAGGTCTTGGTCGTGAACGGTTTATCCGGCAACGCGGGTGGGCCGAGCCGCCCCTGTGGCATTGGGGGCGGCGTCGGCGACACCAGCGGCATGCGGGGCGCGCGCACCGGGACGACGACCGAGGGGTGCGCGTGCGACGTGAGGACCGGCTCGCTGAGCGGCACGTAGTCCGGGCTCGTGCACGTGGTATGCGGGGCATCGTCCACGGGGCACGGACCCGGATCGCCTTCCGCCCAGCGAGTGATCATCGTCAGCGCCTCACGGGTAGACGGGGAAGCCCAGCCCGGTGACGAGGCCGAACGCGCCGGGGCGATAGACCGCCAGGGCGAGCCGTTCCTCCGCGCGAATCGCGACGAGGTTCTTGATGAAGTAGTCCTGATGCGAGTTGGACGCCTCCACCCGAATCCCGCCCTTGCGGAACACCTGCGCGGCCTGCTTGAACGCGCCGACCAGCGACGTGGCCGCCACGATGGCGGGCGTCAGGACGACGGGCAAGCCCCACAGCGTCGGCGACTGGATCGGCGAGAACGGCCCGGCCGTCAGATACTCGCCGTTCTTCGTCTTGGTGCTCACCGTCGTGACCCAATCCGCCGGGTTCTGCACCACGCCGTCGGGCATGATGTAGGACGCCCCGTAGAGCGTCATGATCTGGCGGAAGATCGCATCGGCGTTGGACTCGGCGGCCGCCCGCGCGATGGCCGTCCCGAGGCCCGAGCGGTCGAGGATGCCGCTGATGTTCGGCGCGGTCCCGTCCCCGTTGAGGAGCTGATCCTCCTCCTCGATTTCCACGCCCAGGCGCAGCCGCGCGTCGATGTAGCTGCGAATCGCGGGCACGTCTTCGAGCATCTCCTCCGTCACCGGCAGCCAGTGGGCGATCTTGCGCACCGGCTCGCTGGCCGGCGCGAAGGTGAGCGCCGACTCCGGCTTGGCCGCACCTTCCGCGACGGCGGCCGCGTTGTTGGTGAACGCCGTTTCCACCATGTAGGTGATCAGGTTGCTGTCGGTCGTGCCGGACGCGAGCAAGTCGGCGATCACCAGGCGCGGCGTCGGCCGCTGCATGATCCCCGGCAGGTATTGCGGCACGATCAGCGCGCCGCCGCTGGCCGGGTCGGTCGTGAGCGTCGTCGCACTGAAGCGGTTGCCCCAGTCCACGGCGAGTTCCATCGATGGCGAGCGCCACGCCGACGACGTGCGATGGCCCTGCTTCTTGAAGAAGAAGTCCGCGATCTCGGGGTTGGCGGCCCACTGCGAGCCGAGGCTCCGGCGAATCGGGACGACGGGCGGCTCGGCGGCGACGGGCCCGGTGAGCGCACTGAGCGCGTCGCGCATGGCATCGCCGCCCTTGGCGCGGGCGATCTTGCCTTGCAGCTCCTGGCCGGCCTTCGTGATCACGTCGATGTCCGCGAGCTCCTGCTCGCTCATCACGCGGTGTTCGCTTTCCGCCAGCAGACACGTCTTTTCGAGCAGGGCGAGGCCTTCGCGCTTCTTGGCCTCGAGGTCGCGTTCGAGTTGGGCGACATTCAACATGACAAATCTCCCGATTACAGACCGAGCGTGAGCAGAGCGCGCTGCGCTGCACGCGCCTGTTGCACGCGATCCTGGCCGGTGGCCGGACGAGGCTCCTGCGGCGTGTCGCGGTGCGACGGTGCGAGCGCGACCGGCGCCATGCTGCTCGGAAGCACGCGCGCCAGGGTGGCGTCGAAGGTGTCAATGCGATCAACTAGGCCGGCCGACGCGGCTTCGTCCGAGGTGAGCGTCGCGCCCTGGCCGAAGCCGGCTCGCACGTCGCTCTCGGACACGCCGCGGCCCTTCGCCACGTCGCCGACAAAGCGCGTGTAGTGCGCGTCGACGAGGCCTTGCAGCCGGGCGCGGGCCGAATCGCTGAGCGGTTCGCTGTCGTTGCCGTCCACCTTGAACTTGCCGGCGGAAATGTAGGTGAGCTTCACGCCCAACTGCTCCAGCGCGTGCGACAAGTCCTCGTGGATGCTGTACACGCCGATGGAGCCGACCATCGACGAGGACGAGGCCACGATTTCGGTCGCGCAACTGGCGATCCAGTAGGCCGCCGAGCACATCTCGAAGTTCGCGTGCGCCACGATGCGCTTCTTCGTGCGGGCCGCCAGGACTTCGCGCGCAAACTCCGACGCGCCCAGCACGGAGCCGCCCGGCGAGTCGATGTCGAGCACGATGGTCCCGATCTCCGGGTTCGCCATGCACTGCGCGAGCGCCTGGCTGGCCTGTTCGTAGGTCGCGCCGCCGCTAATCTCGCTCAGCGCGTTCATGCGCGGCGCCAGGCACCCGTGAATCGGCAGAATCGCCGCGCCGCCGCCCGTTCCGCCGGCGGAGGCGGCCGGCACGAGCGTCAAGCCCACCGGCGGCCGCTTCTCGAGCGTCGTCGTCTCCAGCGCGTCGCCGGCGAGACGGTGGCCGAGGATGTTGGCGACCACACTGAGCATCGGGCCCGTGATCGCCCACGGATACAACGCCATGCTGAGCACGCGGTCGCACGCATGGGCACGCGGTTGGGATGGCATTCAGACCTCCAACGCTCGATCACGGAAGGCGTCTTCGCCCATCACGAGCAGACGTAGGGTTTCGGTGTTGATGCTGCTGGCGAGCGCGGTGGCCGCCAGCGAGGCCTGGTCGGCGGGGCAGCCCGCCGCGCGATAGACCGGCTCGAGGTCCGTGGCGAGCTCGCGGTCCCACCGCGCCAGGTCAAACGCCGCCGGGCGCCGATCCTTGGGCACCTTGTCGAGTTTTGCGCGCTGGCGGGTCCACGCCGCGAGCACGACGGGCGCGAGATCGCCGGCGGCCGGCGTCAGGCGCTTCTCGATCGGCGGCGCATCGGCGGGATCGTTGTCGGCATCGCCGCCGCCGCCCACGTCGCCGGGCTGGGAGGGCGAGGACGTGTTCATGGCGAGCACGACTTCGTTCATCGACTCGTCGTCTTTGATCGCCGGCAGGTTCAGGCGCGCACGGCCCTCGTTGCCCGTCATGATCGGCCGGCCACAGAGCCGATTGAGCGACGCGCCCTGTTCCTCGAACGAGCCCTTCAGCTTCTCGGCGATATTGAACTCCGCGTAGACATCCTCTTGGTCGTCGCACTCGGTGAGGAGCTGCAGTTCTATCTCCTCTTGTAAGAACTCGCACCACGGCCCGAGGCAGTCTTGATAGAGGTTCTTATGCTGTTCGCGGATGTTGCTGAAGGTCGCATGCTCGAGGATGCCGACCATGGGCAGCGGCACGTGGTAGGCCGCCGCAACTTCCTCGCGCGTGAGCTTGCGCTGGGGGATGTATTCGGAGTCGGAGGCCGACCAGGCGGTCGGTTTGAACGTCATGCCGTCCTCGAGGACGGCGATTTGCCCGGGCGAGCGACTGAAGCGCGCGTTCCACTGTTCGCGCCACGTTTGCTTCTGGTCGGCCGTCCACTTCGGCGCCTGGAGCGGCCGTTCGATGACCCCCTCGAACCGCGCCGCGTTATTCCAGTAGGCCGCGCGATAGTCGAGCGCCACGGCCGATTCCAGCAGCGTCTTGCGCAGCGTTTCGAGCGGCGAGAGGCTTTCGAGCGGGTTGAACGGGCCGTGCCCGCGAAAGGCCACCAGGTCGCGCGGCTTCAACGGCAGTTGCGCGCCGTCAGGGCGCGTCCAGATGTAGCGATCCGGCAGCAGCCAGCCCTTGACCTCGATCTCGTCCGGCGGCACGCGCACCAGGCCGATGCGGTCGCGCATGCGGACCTTGAGCCAGTACGCGCAGTAGTAGATCCCCATGTCGATCATCAGGCTCTCGATGAGCCGATAGCGCGACGTGCCGGGGTTCGGGTGCGCGATCCAGTCGGCGAGCTCGTGGGTGCTCAGCCGTTCGCGGTCGGTGTCGGAGACGCGGCGGAACACGTGCAGCCCGAGTTGGGCGATGTTGCGCGCGAGAAAGTCGATGACGGTGCGGACGGCGGGCTGGTTCGCGTAGATGTTGGCGTAGGTGGCGTAGCTGCCGGTCCCGGCGGTCGGGTAGTACGTGGGCGAGGACCCGCTGGCCTGCGCCGCGGGCGAGAACGCCTGTAACGCGCCGAAGCTCTGAACAATGGGCATCAGTCGAGGACTTGCAGGAACGCCACGTTGCTGCGGTGTACGACCACTTCGCCGTCGACGGGGGTCGGACCCTCACCGGGCCGAAGCAGGGCGGCCTGGCGCACCGTGAGCCATGCCCCCCGGCTGGTCCACAGCACACCCTTGATCGCCGTCTGCGGGTCGTCCTTGAGGTTGACGATGACCACGCGGAGCAGGCAAGGCGGTCGCCACCACAACAACCAACGCACTGGCGTCGGATCCTGCGGCAGCGGGCGGCTCGTCTGCTACTTTGGATTTCTTTTCGCTGACCTGGTGAGGTCGCGGCGGACCACTTCAGGGACCGACACGCGCGCATCGCGGGCCCGCTGGTAGAGGCGGTCGTACTGGCGCGCGGGGACTTTCACGCAGATGGGGACCGAGGGGCCGGTCCGATCGAGCGGGGGGCGCCCGGAGCGTGGGGGCATCTTGCCCGCCCATTCTACGCCCCTTGGTATCATCCTCGGCTTGCGGAGGCCCGAGCCGGACGGGGCGGGCTACGAGAGTCGTAGTCGAGGCACGATCCCGGGGTGTGCCCGGACCATCGCGTCCCGGCGGCGCGGGGCCTCCGCACCTTGGGAGTCCCCGCGATGAGCGGTCTTTCTGCGACATCGGTCGCCGTGATTCTTCGTGGTCATAGCCTTCCAGATCGCTACACGCCTCTTGGATACGATCTAGGGCTATGCCCTTTCGGTGTGAAACATTACAGGCTAGAGCGAGGCGGCGGCATTGCTGGACGTCTGGGCTGTTGGTCGCTGGTGGAGATTGGAACCGGACGGGTATTATTTGCAGCCTCAAATAAGCGCGCGCTAGATCGGGGGTTGCGCGAATGGTTAGCTGGAGACAAGCCTCAGCAGCCAGGGAAATGGATTGCCCGACGTAGAACGAATCGATTCGGTCTGCATTACGTGTGGGAGTCTGTGCGATGAGGTCCCCGACACCGGCGTCGGGCGAAGAACGCACGAAAGACCGGTTCCGAGTGGTTCCGACCGGTTCTGGAACCGGTTCCGAGTGGTTCCGACCGGTTCTGGAACCGGCCGAGTGGTTCCGACCGGTTCTGGAACCACTGTTCGCGTGTGGACACCTAGTCGGAAACGGTGTCCCTGGCGACACCCTTTAGGCCGCACAAGGCCGCAACCGAAGGCCGCAAAGGCCGCATAAGGCCGCAACCTTGAGTCGTGCCGTGTGCGGGTTTCTCGAGGAAGATGGACCGCCCCTCGTCACCGGCTGCGCGTCAAGGTGGCTCATACGGCGCGCGCTAGTTGTGCCGCGAGTCCCGCTCAGCGGGCGAACCACCGCGGCGACGGTCCGGCCCCATTCTAGGCCGTCACGAGGTCGGGGTCGTCGGCCGGCAACCCAATCTGCAGGTCGAACACCTTGCGCGCCAGCAGCGTGGCGATCACCGGGTCGATGCGGCCCCGGCTCCGGCGTTTGGTCGGGTAGAAGTTCCCTTTATTGTCCCAGTTTGGGACGGCGTTGCGCACCGACCACTGCACCAGCTCGTTGTGGTTCGCGTCCACCAGGCCGTCGAGCACGTCGGCCTCGAACTCCTTGCACGCCGAACTCATCTGCGGGATGGTCTGCGGGATTTCGATGACGCCCAGCCCCTCGTCCTCCAGGTGCTTGCGCAGGTTGCCCGAGTTCCAGGGGTCGATCCCGATCTGCTGCACCTGATAGCGCCGCGCGAAGTCGAGCACGATCTCCTTCACCCGGTCCTGGTCAATCTGGTTGTCGGGGTTCGTCTCCAGCCAGCCGCGTTGCACCCAAATGGGGTAGGGCGCGCGGTCGCGCTGCGCGCGCTGCTCGAGCGTGGCGGCGGGGGAGAGGCAGCGCGCGATCAGTCGCCACTTGCGGCGCGTGTCGGTCGGCGGAAACAGCGCCACGATGGCGGTGAGGTCGATTTTCGAGGACAGGTCGACGCCGATCCAGCACGGCTCGCCCAGGAGCTCGTCAGGATCCCAGTGACTTTGCCCTTGGCGCCACCCTTCCAATGACAACCACGGCGCGTCGGCGTTCACCCAGAGGTTCAATCGCTTCTGTTTGAAGGTCGCCTCGGCCGCTTGCATCGCTTTCGCTTTGCGCGCGAGCGCCACCAGGTCGTCCTTTTTCACTGAGACGAGATAGTTCGGGTTCGCTTTCCGCCACGTGGACTCGGCGAAGGGGTCGTCTTTCTCGTCCGCGTGGGCAATGAAGGCGAGGATCTGCTCGTCGTGCAGCACCCGCTCGAGGATCTGGCAGGCGTAGTGGTGTTGGTCGCCGCACGGCGTCACCGGATCGTTGCCGGCGGTCGTGATCCAAAACACGATCGGTTGGCGCCGTGCACCGGTCGCGGTTTCCATCACGTCGATCATCCCGCGCCCTTTCATGGCGTGCGCCTCGTCGATGATCACCAGCTGCGGGTTGAGGCCGTCGGTGGAATCCTTATCCGCGCCGAGCGGTTCGATCTTCGAGGCCGTCGATTCCCGATGGAGATTCGCCTGGAGGACGCGAATGCGCGTTTTCAACCCGCTCGATTGCACCAGGCGCTTGCAGTCGTTGAACACAATCCGGGCCTGATCGCGTTTGGTCGCGACCATGTAGCCCTCCGCGCCGGGCTCCCCATCGAAGAAGGTTCCGTACAGGGCGACCAGCGCGGCCTCGAGAGACTTCCCGTTCTTGCGCGGGATCTCGAAATAGCACGCCCGAAAGCGGCGTAATCCGGTCCCGCGATGCAGCCACGCGAACAAAGATCCGAGGCGGAACTTCTGGTGGGCCTGGAGCTGGATGCGTTGGCCGGCCCATTCGCCCTTGTAGTGGCGCAGCTTCTCGGCAAAGCGGAAGAACCGCTCCGCGCGATCGAGCACAAAGATGTAAGGGAACCCGCGACGGCCTTCGCGTGTGCGGTCGCGCAGATGACGCTCACAGGCCAGCTTGTGATACTTCCCAGCCGGCACTTTCTCGGCGACCACGGCCTCTGCGTAGGCGTCGATGGCGTTCACCGTCGTAGGGTAAGACCGATTTCGCGTGCCACGACGTTTCGACCCCCGACGATTCCGACCCCTCGTCGTAATTTCGCGGATATGTGAGCCAGGC